TCACCTGCAAATGCTTGGTTACCATGCTTGTGCATGAGGTTATCTATAACCTGCCAATCGGAAGAATGAGGATTAACACCTATACATATGCCGTTTAATATCCGGTTATCGCAGCACCAGCGCACCAGATCCATGAAATAAATTCTGGCTGCTATGGTGTAGTGCAACGGGGAACATGATACATATCGCGTTTTCCCTTGGTCTACCTTAGCTATGGGCCTGCGTTCATCCTTAAGAAAATCTGTATAGTAAACCTCAGGTCGTATATTGGCTTTACACTTGTCAATAAGACTCAGTACATCCTCCTTAAGTAACTTAAATTGGTCTGAGGTGTAATCAAAAGTCATATCGCTACCGAAGAAGTCCTTCTTGCCCCCTTTACGCGTTTTAAGAATGTAGGGGTACCCTGGACTAGTGTTTCTAGGTAATGATTCACAAAACGAAACACCGGGTACACCCTGACACGCTTCTTCAAATGTCATTAAACGTGGTTTCCAGGGTTGCTCAACCTTAGAGACATAGAACACGTGGGCTACGTATTCATTACCCACGGCGTTTAACAAATCGTCATTGAGAGGTGGTACATCTCTACTGTATTTATTTCTGGCTATCTCCATAGGTTTAAGCAAAACACCTTCATCGTTTCTAAAGGGTCTAATATAAGCTGGTTTATAACGTGATGGACTCCAGCTTTCATATAAAGGTGTCTTGACAATTTTCGTGACTTTGGGAGTGAATAGGCGCGGTACAGGTCTTATGATTTGTGTCCTATCGTTGAACTCAACAGCTCCCTGTGGTTGTATTTCAAACTCCTCCTTAAGCTGATCTGGAAAATGTGTCAGCATATCAGTGATCTGCTCAGTGGTGAGGAAATAGGAAATTCCACGCGAACGTGCATTACCAGCAACATGAAAACCCAATAATGCAGGTACATTGTTGGCCATATCCGCCAAGAAAAGAGGAGCTCCACAATTGCCAACAGTTGTGGGAATGTCGTATTGAATCACGGCGCCACTTCTATAAATAATCGCACCAGGTTCATTGTCACTAGCATATTCACAATCTGCTATAACTAACCCGTTAGATTGATGATAAGAAATCTCATTTCTATCAGGTATGGCTAGAACGACGTTGAATCTACGTGAAAGTCTCACATCCTCTCTAGATAGAAAGTACTTTGTTATATCTCTATGTGGTCTAATCGAGCTTGGAAATTCAATGAAAACAATGTCATCTTCATAATCATCACCCTCTGGGTGGGAAAAACCAATGCAATTCAGCTGATCGGGTTTACAAGTATACTTGATACCGCCAGCTCCACACGATTGTAAAATCATACGCTGATCAGTATCATAATACCCTTGTTCCTCCAATTCTGAAAATGTATTGGCAAAATGCATAGGTGCTATTGCTATAGTACCTTTAAGGAAAATAATAGTTCCCATAACACTTCTATTCCTGCCAAGCTGGATAAAGTACGTGTTCCTATTAATGAGGCTAGAAGCAAAACTAGTAGTAACC